AACCGCGAAGAAGTAGGGCGTCCTCAACAGGTCGATGTTGAAGCGTGCCGTGCGCCCGGCCCTGCTGACCATGACCTGAAAGCCGTCCACGGCGTTGGCCGAGCCGTTGACGACCACGCAGAAGATGCGGGACGCCAGCACGGTGACGTCGTTGGTGCGCCACGCAAGGCCACGGTCCTCGTCGTCGTCCTCGTCATCGAACTTGACGATCTCCGGGAGCCAGTCGATGAGCCACTGCGGATAGGCCCACTTGACGTGCCGCATCATGCCGCCGCCCTTGGTGGCCGTGTGGTATCTGCCGTTGCTGTAATAGCCCTTGGTGTGGTGGGACTGGCCCTTCATGGGCAGCTTTTCGGCCAGTTCGCGACACTCCCTGAGAAGGGTGACCTGCCCCTCCGGGGCGACCGAAACATGGAAGGTGCCGGTGGCGAGGTGCTTCTTCTTCCACCGGTACATCAGGTTGACCTGATAGATGTCGTGGTTGCTGGCCTCCACGAAGGCCCGCTTCTTGAATTTCATGTAGTGGGCGAACGCGACATGGAGGATCTTTTCGTTGTCGGAATTTCTGCTGTGCCACATTCCCTGGGACGGGCGTCTCGCGCCACGCCCCCACATCGAAGGGAGCGTCCCCCACTGGATGAGCCTCTGCCCGGTGGGCAGCACCTGTGCGCCCACCTTCCTGAAATAATTGTACATATCAGGCGAGAAATTCTTCATCCGCTCGATGTCCTCGAAGTAGTGGTCGAGCTGTTTCAGGAGGTCGTGGAAATAGTAGTGCGAGCCGATATCCTCGTCGCGTGGGGCCTTGGTTTTCCTGGGCGCGCGCAGCAGCGGCACCGGCACCGGGCGGTTGCCGAACCATCGCTGGAGCAGCGCGCGGATCAGTTTCAGCACGTGGGTGGTCTCCTCTGTTGGCCATCCAGAACGTCGTTTGCCTCACCAAGAATGTCAAGCGCGCACTTAAAAATGTAAAAAATTCTGGCGGGTCCGGTTGCATCGGGACGCGAACGCGGCTACCTATTGCGGGAGATTCACGCACAATCGGGAGAAATCCTATGCCCCGCTCGCCTATCCCCATCGAGAAACGCGCTTACCCGCGTTACGATTACCGCGCCCTGCTCACGTCCATCGGGTCCGACCGTGACATCCAGAACCTGATCGGCTCCTACGGTTTCGAGAAGCCGTCAATGTCGGTCATCCGTGGCTGGCGCTCGCGCAATTCGGTGCCGTCGCGGTGGCTCCCGCTGATCGTCCACAAGGGAATGCAGGACGGCTGGCTGAAGAACCCGACCTCGTTTCTGGAGGTGCCGTTCTGATGATCGGACGCACCGACACCGACCTTACCGCCCTCATCGTAGAGAGCCGGATCAAGGACCCCAAAGTGGCGAAAGCCCTGAAGGAACTCATCAAGGCGATTGCCGAGAGCAAGACGCTGCCCGCTCCCGTCGAGGAAGACAAGGGGCCGTTTGAATGACACCGCGCGTCCTCAAGGTGGTCGTCGTTGATCGCGGAATTTTCCAGAAGCCCAACGGATACTGGTGGGCCAATGACCCGCTGCGCGAGAACCGCGTCTTTTCGATGCACACCCGCAATCGGACCTTGGCACAGATGCGCTACGACAGGCAGGTCGCGGAACTGCGCAGGTACGAATCCGGGGAACTGAAATGAAAGTGCTTGGGATAGACCCCGGCTCCGTCTCTGCGGCCTACGCCGTCATTGACGAGAACTTCAAAATCCACGACGTCGATGACGTGCCGGTGGTGGACAGGATGGTGGACGCCGCCGGGTGGTCGCAGATCGTGGAGTTCTGGGAACCCAACCGGGCGATCATCGAACAGGTCTCTGCCATGCCCAAGCAGGGCGTGGCCTCGTCGTTCCGGTTCGGCGTGGGTGTCGGGCTTCTCAGGGGTGTCGTCATCGCGTGCGGAGTCCCGATAACACAGGTGGCCCCGTCCAAATGGAAGAAGGAACTGGGACTGGACAGCGACGGCGAGAAGTCGCGGGCGCTGGCGCTGCGGCACTGGCCCAATTGCATCAGCCTGAAGCGCGTCAAGGACCACGGCAGGGCCGAAGCCCTCCTGCTTGCGCGCTGGTACATGGAGAGAAGCAAATGATCGACAACCTGTCTGGCCCCTATGTCGGTGGCGTCCGCTCGTCGGACCCTGAAACAAGCTGGCAAGCCGCGTTCCGCGACCTTCATCGGAGGGCTGGCGACCGCATCCGCGCCCTTGAGGTGCATATTTCCCGTCCGAATGGCCTGACCGATTTCGAGCTTGGCGACCTGATGGGGCGGCAGCAGACCAGCGCCGGGAAGCGCCGTGGCGAGCTTCGCGACATCGGGCTGATCGCGGCCCACCCCACACTGCGCCGCCCCGCGCCATCGGGGAGTCCCGCGATTGTGTGGGTCATCACCGCGCTGGGCCAACGTGTGTGGAAGGAAACCACGGAGGGGCCGTTCTGATGGAGCTTTATCCGTACCAAGCCACCACGGTGGACCTGATCCAAGTGGGTGAGGACCCGACCTATCTCGCCTATGAGATGGGGACCGGCAAGACCGCCATCGCCATCGAGACCGCCAAGCGCCGCATGGCGGACAGGCTGCTGATCCTTTGCCCCGCCGTGGGCAAGCTGACATGGGTCAAGGAACTCAAGCGGTGGTGGCCGGGCAAGGCGATCAGGATCGTTGATAGCGTCAAGGATGTCGCCGACGACTTTGGTGGCGTGTTCATCCTGTCCTACTCGCTTCTCTCCACCAACCCGGAACTGGCCGAGAAGATCGCCAGATGCCCGCCGTTTGACATGACCGTGCTGGATGAGGCCCACGCGCTCAAGAACCCGAAGGCCAATCGCACCAAGAGGGTGCTGGGGACCATGCGCAACGTGCTGGGCTTCGTGCTGCCTATGTCCGGCACGCCCACGCCCAACCACGCCGGGGAACTGTTCCCGATCCTGCGCACCATCTTCCCGGAGACCGTGCGCAGGAGCGACGGTAGGCTGATGAAGCAGTATGAGTTCGAGGACACTTACTGTCAGGTGGTCAACAAGTGGTTCGGCGGGCGCTCCGTCCGCACCATCGTCGGCTCCAAGAATATCGACGTGCTGAAGGCCAGGATCGGCCCTCACTTCCTGCGCAAGACCAAGAAGCAGGTGCTGCCCGACCTGCCCGACATGACCTTCGACACCTACCCGGTGGCTGCGCCTGACGCGCCGACGTGGGATGCCGACTGGCAGAACATGACGGACGACGAGATCGAGGAGTTCTTCGCCAACGGTGGCGCGCATGTGATGAAGATGCGCCACGAGATCGGGTTGGCCAAGGTGCCGGAGGCGGTGCAGGTCATCGCGGAGACACTGGACAACTGCAACCGCAAGGTTTTGGTTTTTGCGCATCACCAGGATGTCGTGGCCGGGCTGGTTCACGGGCTTGCGGCCTACAGCCCGGTCCAGATCACCGGGGCCACCAACACCACGTACCGGCAGGTGGCCATAGATCGCTTCCTGACAGACCCGGCGTGCCGCGTGTTCGTCGGCAACATCACGGCGGCGGGGACTACGATCACCCTGATCGGGGACCAGAATGAGTGCAGCGACGTGTTCTTCGTGGAGTCGGACTTCTCGCCGGGCAACAACGTACAGGCCGCGTCCCGGATTCATCGGATCGGCCAAAAGGATGCCGTGCAGGTCTGGTTCGTCACCGCGCATGGCACCTACGACGATAGAATCCAAGAGATCATCGCCCGCAAAACGCGGGATTTTCACCAACTTTTTGGCTAGGAGGCCAACATGCCCGTCAAGTTCGAGTTTACCGGAGACACCGTAGCTGATGCACACGCCGCGATGCGTGCAGCCCTCGACTCGCCTCTCACCCCCTTCGGAGTGAAGGCTGGCCTCAACGACATGCCATTTCAGGAAATCATGGTCCTGATCGGTGAGCGTGCCGAGGCCGAGGGCTATGACATGGAGGTCTGGCAGAAGGGTTCGCGCCCGGAGCCGGAGCTTCCCCTCGCCGAGAAGAAGAAGGAGGAGGCCCGCGCCAAGCTGCGTGGCGAACTCGTCGCTTCGCTGGCCGAGGCCACCCACGCGGCAGCTCCCGTCAAGGCCGAGGTGGAGGCCGAGATGGAAGCGCCGAAACCCACCAAGGCAGCACCCAGGAAGACAGCGGCAAAGCCCGCTTCCAATGGCAAAACCGAGTCGGACGAGGAACGCAAGCAGCGTATCATCGTCCAGTTGCAGGAGATGTACACGGCTGGCCGCAAGGCCGACGTGAACAAGCTTCTCGCCGAGTACGGCAAGGGTACGCGCACCTTTTCGGCGATCCCCGCCGAGGAGTTCAAGGCCATCGAATCGGCACTGGAGACACTGTGATGAGGACCTACGAGAGACACGAGTTCCTGCCGGAACAACTCGCTTTCGAGCCGGAATCCTACCTCTACAGCAGGGAGCTGTTCCTTGAGCTGGCGACGCGTGTGGTCCCGCCGGACGGACGGATCGACCCGCCGAAAGACGACCCGGATTCGGTGGCCCTGCCACCGGCCGACTTAAAAACTGAAAAAATTTGATCGGGGCTGGAAATGACAGCACACGCACATGCGTCCCCGTCGTCGTCCGAGCAGTGGCTCGTCTGCCCTGCTTCGGTGACCAAGGCGAGGGGGAAGGTCCGCAAGGCCACGCCCTACACCCGCGAAGGAACCGCCGCCCACCAGTTGGCGGAGCGGATGCTTTCCGACAGGTCAATGAAGGGGGTCAAGTCGATCCTGGTGGACGGCGAGGACATCCCGATCACCGAAGAGATGATCGAGGTGGTCGAAACCTATGTCGCCTACGTCCAGTCGCTGCCGGGGCTGAAGCTCTACGAAACCAGGGTCAAGGTCGAAGGGTCCGGCGAGGAACTGTGGGGAACGGCGGACACGCTCGCGGTCTATGGCTCCACGGTGGAGATCGTTGACCTCAAGTACGGTCAGGGCGTGTGGGTGAGCGCCGACACCTCGCAGTTCCGCATCTACGGTCTTGGTGGCCTCAATCAGGTCGGTCCCTTCATCGAGACGGTGAAGCTGACCGTGGTGCAGCCGCGCGTGGCCGACGCCCCGATCAGGTCCGCTC